ATTACACAATAGCGGTAGAGGTGGCAAGCGTGAGGGTTCGGGCAGACCTAAAAAGGATAACAAGCCGAGAACTATCAGGGTTACTGATGAAGAGTACGAGAAGGTAAAAGAGTATATCGAGAAGTTAAGAGAGAGCCTATAATGGCTCTTTTTTATTTCTAAATTTGTTGAAATAACTTAATAGTGGTATAATATATATAGTAATGCAAGAGGGAACAGCGGCGGCCACCGTTTCTAATACCGTTCTATTAGATTACCCTCTGCATATAAAAATCAGGACGGTGATAATATGAAGCATGGAAATACCTATTACCTTGAATTGGGTAGGGATATTTTTAATGAGTTTGATTATGAAAAAATGCCTATGTATTCAAGATGGATTTTTACAGTTATGAATGAACTAGAACAAAAATATACAGGCAAAAAAGAAGATTACTTTTTCAGGAGTGACGAAGATCTCGCAAACGATTGTGGACTTTCGATTGCAACTATTAAACGATATAAGAAACCGTTGATTGAACATGGGTATATTAAACATTGGAATACTCATTTTATAAATAATGAAACTAAAAAGAAATCAGAGAAAAAAATATCCGCTTATAGAATATTAAAATAGGCAGAGTATCTCACAGATACTTTGGGCAGAGTATCTCACAGAACCATAGCAGAATATCTCACAGATACACTATATAAGAATTGGACTTGTATTTAAGAATTTGACTCTATCTATTTAAGATTTAGTAAATAACATAGTCGACAACTAAAGTTGCGACCGCTTGAGTAAAAAGTAGGTGATACAATGAAACCTTATTCATGCAAAGATACAGGAGAAGTAGTTTATACTTACAAGGATTATTTACTTACTAAACACTGGCAAGGTGTAAAGGATAGAATGTATAAAAGCAAATACGCTTATAAGTGTAATATATGCGGTGCAACTCATAAACTAGAATTCTAAACAAACTAAGTAGGTAAACAATTAGCGGACAATTATATTATAAAGGGAGTTGATAACATGAGCGACAAAACAGACAATAAAAAAAGACCGATGGAAGATAAGCATAAAAAATATTTAAAAGTGCTTACAGAGTGCAAAGGTATAATCACTATGGCTTGCAATAATGCAGGTATTCACAGGTCATGCCATTATGAATGGATAAAAGATATTGAAGGATTTGAAGAAGCTGTAGAAGAAGCAACAGAAGCTGCTATTGATCACGTTGAGAGCAAACTATATAACCTCATTGACCAAGATGACACCACAGCTACTATCTTTTACTTAAAGACTAAAGCTAAGAAACGTGGCTATGTAGAACGACAGGAAACAGAAATAAGCGGTAGTCTATCAGTTACAATCGAAGATCAATTAGCGGAGTTGGTGGGAGATGACGACAAATAAACACCTTCAACTATTAATGAATGATTACAAGCTATATTTTAAAAAGTGTCTGAAGATACGGAACAAACAATCTGATATTGTGTCATTTGTGCCTAATAGGTCGCAAGACAAACTGATCGACATAGTGGAAGAATGGAAACGAACATATCCAAACCCGAAGCAACGGCCTACACTTTACATTGTTATACCTAAGCCAAGACAGGTAGGGTTCTCAACAGCTACAGAGGGTATATTCTTTCATGACCTAAATTTTAGTTACAATAAAGTGGCCATGATTATCAGCTATGACGTAGATAGTGCTACAGTTATCAACGATATGTCCAATCGGTTTTATCAATATCTACCGCAGGTTATAAAGCCAATGAGAAGGAAATCACAAGGCAAGGGGATACTATTTGAGAATCCAACGTTCAATAGTAGCTTACCGATGAGTGATAAGAATAAACCCGGACTACAATCTAAGTTCTTAATTGAAACGGCTAATAACTTAAACGCGGGATCATCTTATACGATTAACTACCTGCATATATCAGAGCTTGCTAAGTGGAACAACCCAGAAGAAACCCTCACATCGTTACTGCAATCAGTACCAAAGAACGATGCTATCGTAGTGGTAGAAAGTACAGCTAAGGGGTTAAACTACTTTTACAGACTATGTAGAGATGCAAGGGACGGACTTAACAACTACAAGTTATTGTTTATACCGTGGCACGAACATGAAGAATACCAGTCAACTTATACAGGGTTTGATCTCACCGAGGAAGAACGAGAGATACAGCAACTCTATAACCTATCACTGGACCAGCTGCAATGGCGTAGAGATACACTCATGGATAAATGTCAGAATGATATTAACGTACTACGGCAAGAGTACCCAAGCTACCTAGAAGAAGCGTTTGTTACTACTGGTAAGCCAGTATTTAACGTAGCGGAGGTAATGAAGCGACAACAGGCATTAAAGAAACCTATTAAGCAAGGGTATTTTGATTACAAGCTAGACTTTGCAGAGAAGATCATAGACGGCAGCATAACATGGGTAAACGCTAAAGAAGGCTATGTTAAGATATACGAGGAAGTAAAGAAAGATTATCCGTATGTTATAGGCGGGGATACCTCAGGGGATGGATCTGATAGCTTTATCGGGCAAGTGCTAGACAATACCACAGGAAACCAAGTGGCCATGTTAAAGCATCAGTTTGATGAGGACTTGTATGCAAGGCAGATGTACTGCTTAGGTAAGTATTACAATACGGCTCTAATAGGTGTAGAGGTAAACTTTAGTACATACCCTAATAAAGAGTTACAACGTTTAGGATATACCAAGCTATTTGTCAGAGAAACAGAGGACAGTATAACCAATCAGCTAGTTAAAAAGTTTGGATTCAGAACGGACCGTTTAACACGTCCAGTTATCCTTGCTGAATTAGTTCAAATAGTGCGTGAAAGAATTGATTTAATTAACGACTATGATACACTACAAGAAATGGTAACTTTCATTAAGAACGACAGCGGTAGAATGGAAGCAATGCCTGGGGAACATGACGACTGTATCATGGCCTTGGCAATAGCCTACTACATTCGAGATCAACAGTCATTCACAGTTAAAAAAGTACAGAAGTTTGATTTAAAACGATTAAGCTATGACTTAACCCATTTTGGTAAGTGAGGATCAATTTGAGTTTTGAACAAATTGTATAACCCCACCGATAACCTTTTAGAATTATGAAAGTATAGCGGATTAAAATAATATTGTATCTCTACGGAATCACCTGTTTCTATTGTAATTCTTGCTAATAATCCGTTATCAATCATTTTCTTAATAAACTCTTTTCCAACTCTTTCAGATAGATTGGTTACCTCAACCATTTCCTCAAAAGTTAATGCCCTATAACCTTTATTAGTACGCTTAATCATTAAGTTAGTACCCTTTTGGATATAGGCTTGTAATCTATAAATCTTGCCAAGTTCTGAGTCATTAAACCCGTTATCCTTGTCTTCTATTGTATCGGGTATTCTTATATCAGCAAATATCCTTGAATAGTTTTTATTTGCAAACAATAAGTAACCTTGATCCGTATAATAAGCAACTGGTACTTCTTTTATTCCTGTAACTACTCCAGTTTCTTTGTCAACTATTCTGCTTTCCCTTACCTTCATAATACACCTCATTTATAGGTTAGTGCAAAGGTACTTAATGTATCTATATAGTTCCCTTGCACCATCAAAATTGACCAACACTTGTAATATCAATGGATTGAGTGCGTTTCGACCATGCGATTTTAGATGTAAAAAACAGTACTTTTTTGCATAAAAATATGCAAGTGATTAAGGTCAAGTTACCCCCTTCATTTCCCCCTGGGGAAGGTGGAGCGACTAATCGTCGCCCCGTTGCAGATTAGGTGAGTTGACCCTTGTTGTGAACCATCTCATGGCACTCTTTACACAGCACTATCACATCATTAAACGTTTCTCTACCCTTATTATCATATGTCTTATGGTGTACGTGTAGCATAGTGTGATCCTTATTGCACAATTGACATCTATAATTTGCCCATCTGACAGCTTCACCTATAAAATGTTTCCAGTGTTCCGTCAGCAGATATTCGTCATACTTCATTACTCTAAACGTGGCCATCAATTCGTCATAGCCTTTTATTTCGTGTACCGCATTAGTAACAACTGGTTTTTCAGCATTCAATTTTGGTTTTGACTTTTCATTTATAGATTTATAATTAATCCATATTGACCCATCAGATAAAAACTTCAAATAATTCTTGTTACGATAAAAGTCTTGTATTGACCACCTATAGTCAAAAAAGAAATTCTTATCAGCTAACACAGTATTGTAATTTAACGAACTTTCTGTTATTTCAACGTGAGTTATTTCGTTGTTTGTTATGAACTTACCCAATTCTGCAATAACTTTATCCGTTGATCTGCATTTTTTAACTTCTCGTTGTTCATTCCATTGTTCAACCATAAATTCAACTTTCAATCTGTCGAACCTATCAGAAAACAACGACTTTTTAGGTGGTTCGATTTTTAAATTTCTTTCCATAAATACACCTCGTTCCTGGTATACGTTCATAGTTAAATAGCGGAAAGATTGCGAACGTGTCAATCCTGTCCCCCGTCGGGTAAATCCGCTACACCTACTACCATTATACCACTATTAAGCATTTTCAACAAATTTAGAAATAAAAAAGAGTGCAGTTAAGCACTCATTAAGCATACCATTTTTCAATTGACTCATATACTTTAACAACTTCATTAAAACCTATTCTTTCAATCAGCTCGCATAGAAGTATATCGGCATATGAGTGTGCAGCTTCTTCATCTCCTAAATTTTCTGTTTTTATTTCTTTCATTTTTTCAGTGTAATCATTTTCTTTTAATAGTTCAATATACTCCTTTACCTTCTCATACTCCTCATCAGTAACCCTTATAGTTCTCGGCTTGTTATCCTTTTTAGGTCTACCTGAACCCTCACGCTTGCCACCTCTACCGCTGTTGTGTAATGTCATATTAAAATCCCCTCTCTATTATTGGTATATGATATTCTGATTTTAACTTATTAGCATATTCAAACGCCTGTTTCTTTTCTTTACCTGAAAAATGTCTGTGTGTTGTGTGGTCCATATCGTTTTTATCAAGTCTTACACCGTCTAATGTTTTATACTTATTAATATATACGGTAATGTCAATGTTACCCTTGTATGGCTTGTATCGGTTTACGATGATTTCTTTATACTCGATCACTTGTTGAGTTTTATTATACTGCTGAGCAATTAACGCTTCGATTTCTTTTAATTCCTCTCTAGCCTTTACAATATCGGCTTGTATCCTTAATAAATCTGTTGGGTTGTAACAATTGGTTATATAGTAGCTTTTATCGTCAAGTATCCTTTGCATATAGCGTATA